TCACGGACGAACGCGAATGATCGACTTGCCCTTGCCCGGCTCCGATAACGCTGCGACGGCGTCGTCGAGGTCCGCCACCTTGCCGATATTGGTCCGCAGTCTTCCATCGCGCACCCGCTGGACGATCTCGCCCAGTTGCGTACGGTCGGCCTCGACCACGAAGTCGATCGCGAAGCCGTCGGCGGGCCGCGCCTCGGACGGACCGACGACGGAAACAAGGGTTCCCCCGGCCCGGATCAGGCGCGCGGACCGCTTCCCGATATCGCCGCCGATGACATCGAACACCAGGTCGACGCTGCCGACATCTTCCAGCGTGTCGGTGTCGAGGTCGACGAATTCCTGCGCGCCGAAGTCGAGCGCCTTCTGGCGATCGGCGGCGCGTCCCGTCCCGATGACATGCGCACCCGCCAATCTTGCGAGCTGGGTCACCATCGAGCCGACCGCGCCGGCCGCGCCGTGCGCGATGACGCTCTGCCCCGCCCGAAGACGGCCGTGATCGAACAAGCCCTGCCACGCGGTGAGACCCGAGATGGGCAGGCTCGCGCCCACCGTGAAATCGACGTCGTCCGGCAAGGACGCGAGGTTGCGCGCCTCGATCGCCACATACTCGGCAAGGGAGCCGTCGCGATACCAGTCCGCGAGGCCGAACACGCGCTGCCCTACCGACAGGCCCGCCGTGCCGTAGCCGAGTGCCGTAACCACCCCGGCCAGCTCGTGGCCGGGGATCGTGGGTGTCCGGTCGCGATTGCGGCGATCGGTCCAGGTCGATGGCCATGATAACTCGGTCCCGACGAATCCCGACGCATGGATCCGGACGATCACATCATTGATTGCCGCCTGCGGCTCCGGCCGTTCCACCAGCTTCATCCCGGCCATTCGCGCGGCCTGGTCCGTCACTACGATCGCTTTCATGGTCTTCCTCCCTGTGCCTGGAATAACCATGTTAGCGCCGTTCGCGTACTCTGTAGTCCCGAAATGGTTCTGATTCGTCCACATGTGCGCATCGCGGCCATTGGACTGAAAGTGTGGATGGGGATCGCCCCGTCGAAAGCCGGGCGCCAAAAACAAAAGGGCTAGCTTTCGCTAACCCTTTGATTTGATTGGTCGGGGCGAGAGGATTCGAACCTCCGACCCCCTGCACCCCATGCAATTCCTGAATCGTCCCAAGAAATTTCAGGAGCGCCCAAGAGGAAAATTTCCCCCTTTAAGATCAACGACTTAGAAAACCAGATTGTCCCAAGCAATCCCAAGCTGTACCATACGAGCCAAGGAAACTGTAGGGGTAATTGTAGGGGTAAAAATTTTACCCCCGGCCCCCTTGCACCAAAAATGGCAAAACTCACACAAAGAACTCTTGAGGCAATCCGGGCTGATCAGACTGGGGAAACGGTGCGCGACGAAGGCGGCCTGCTCGGCCGCGTGCGCGCCAGGTCGGATGGCTCGGTAGCGGTGTCATTCTACTACCGCTACCGCTTCGACGGGAAATCGAAGGATTATTCCTGCGGCACCTGGCCGGCCGACGGCCTGTCGGCTATCCGGGCCGAGCGCGACGGCGCGCGCGCGAAGGTCGCCGCCGGCATCGATCCCGGGGCGGACAAGAAGGTGGCGCGCCACGAGAAGCAGGAAGCGATCGCGGCCAAGCTGGCCGAGATCGAGGCCAGGCGCGTCGAGGACCTGACTGTGCAGGACATGTTCGACGCCTGGATGAAGGATGGGGTTCGGAGGAAGGACGGGAATGCCGAGCTCAAGCGCCTGTTCGTCGCCGACGTCCTGCCCGGGCTGGGCCGTCTGACGGTGAAGGCGGTAACGGAGCATGACGTGCGCACGGTCCTGCGGGCGCTGGTTGAGCGCGGCGTCAACCGGACGGCGGTCGTCGCGCGCAACAGCCTGACGCAGATGTTCGCCTGGGCCCAGAAGCGCCAGCCGTGGCGCAAGCTCATGGTCGACGGGAATCCGATGGACCTGATCGAGATCGACAAGATCGTTTCGCCGGACTACGACCTGGACAACCAGAGCGACCGGGTGCTGTCGGCGGAAGAAATCGCCGAGCTGCGCGATCTGCTCCAGCAGGGAGAGGACGCGTATGCGAGCGCGCCGAACAAGCGTGTCGCGCGCCAGCCTGTGGAAAAGACGACGCAGCGCGGGATCTGGATCATGCTGTCGACGCTGTGCCGCGTGGGTGAGCTGAGCATGGCCCGGTGGGAGGATGTCGACCTGCAGGCCGCCGAGTGGTTCATCCCGAAGGAGAACGTCAAGGGCAGCCTGGCGGATATGCGCATCTACCTGTCGCCGTTCGCGCTGGCCGAGTTCCAGCAGCTGCACCAGCTGACCGGCCACACCGACTGGTGCTTCCCCTCCTACGGCGGCGACGATCATATCAACCCCAAGGCGATGACGAAGCAGATCGGCGACAGGCAGGCGATGTTCAAGAAGGACAAGGACGGAAAGGCTCCCGCCCCGCTGAAGAAGCGACGCAGCGATAATTCGCTCGTCCTGGCCAACGGCCGGAACGGGGCGTGGACGCCGCACGACCTGCGCAGGACAGGCGCGACGATGATGCAGGCGCTGGGCGTGCCGCTCGACACCATTGACCGCTGCCAGAACCACGTCCTGAAGGGCAGCAAGGTGCGGCGCCACTACCTGCACCACGACTACGCCGACGAGAAACGCGAGGCCTGGCGCCTGCTGGGCGCGCGCTTGGCCGAGATCCTGCGGGTTGCGGACCAGGCGCCGAATGTCGTCCCGATTGGCCGTGCGGCAGCGTGATAATTTGCGACATTCACAATATTGGCAACAGGATATACTCGCGCGTGCGATCCGGCACGCGTAGATGCCCTTGAAACCACAACATCCATCATGAATCTAATCGACAAATTGTCTCTCGCAATTGCTGCTTCAATCTTGGTCACAGGCTGTGCATCGATGGCGGGCAGCGCGGGAGTCAATTGGGCAGCCATGAACCCGGGGCCAGTGCCTGACCGTGCGGCAGCCGAAGCGCAAGCGAAGGACGCAATTCGCTACGTCCTCAAAGATCCTGACTCTGCGCAGTTCCGTGGCACGACGCCTTTCTTCAAGACACTCTACAATTTCGGCTTCGGCGCTGCCGGCAGCTACGAGCCTCTGTGGGCGCTATGCGTTGAAGTGAACGCGAAAAACTCTTATGGCGGGTACACAGGCTACCAAAGCTGGCTTGTTAAGTTCCGTAATGGACGACCTGTTCGCGACGCACTCGGAGTCATGCACTCCGAATATGACTGTAACACTGGACCAATGCAATTTGCCCGCAGGGCGAGCTAATGCCGCATTCGGGGCCACGCTCATATCAGCGCGGCCTCAGCCTCTCGTCGCAGCACCAGGCCGCGCAGCACACGGCCTCCTCCACGGTTCCACTTCCGGATTTCGGCCGGCACTTCGGCCCAGCGGCTTGCGTTCACACGCTTGCGCAGCGTGCTCGCCGCCAGGTTGCCCGCACCGAGGTTGAAGGCAAAGTCAATCAGCGCGGCCAGCCGTTCCGGGGTGTCGATCGCCGGGCACAGGCGCAGCACGGCCGGCAGGTAGATCGTGCGCACCATCCATACTAGTAGCGCCTCGGCTCGCTCCCGCGTGATCGTCGGGTCCGTGAGCGTCACGCGCCGGCCATCCTCATAGTAAGTCGCCCCGTAGCCGATCGAGGGAACGCCTGCCGGGCACAGGTACGGCAGCAGGAACAGCCCCTCGAAGCGCCGGGCCAGCGCCGCCGCCACCTGGACGGCAAGCGCTTCGAACTGGGCCCGGGTCATCACTTGCCCCGCTTCAGCAGCGCGCGATCGGCCACGAAGATACCCAGCGCCGCGCCGACCAAGGCCCAGCCCTGTTCGTCCAGGGTCCAGTTGTGGCGGTACAGGTGCAGGCTCCAGAGCAGCATGCACTCGGTAGCCAACATGGGGCGGATGATGCCGTTCCAGATGTCGACCACGGCGAAACCAGTGAGCTTGCCGGTCAACTCGACCGCCTGGCCGAACACGCCGGCATCGATACGGGCGAGGTCAGTCTCGCCCTGCACGCGGATTGTCTGCACGCCCAGGCCGGCCTGCACCTTGATGGCCTCCATGGTGCGGCCGTGCGCCGCGGCGTCCAGTTCGCCCTGCAGGCGCAGGCGCTCGATCTCGTGCGTGTGATCCTGACGCGCCGTCATCCACGCCGAGATTTCACCCCAGATCATGCGGAACACTGAGCCGCCGAAGAATGAGATGAGCGCCGCAATCATTTCGTCACCGTCACGCGAAATGCCTGCCAGACGGCCAGCGCCAGCCACCCGGCAGCTGCCAGCGCACCGGCGCCAACCATTTTCGTCAGCGCTTCGCGCACCAGCTTGTTTCGCAGCTCGCGCCACTCGATTACCGACTCGTGATAACGGCGGTGGCCGTCGACATCGTCGGCCGGAAAGCCGGACAGCAGTCGCGCCGTGGCAGCTTCGTGCTGTCCCATCTTCAGGGTGTGCGCGTCCATGGTCGCCATCAATTCGACCTGGGCGTCGCGGATCTCGGATACCAGCTGCGCCAAACCGGGCAGGCCGAGCCGGGCCAGTTCTTGTTGCCAAAGTGTATTCATCACAGGCTTTCTGCCGCTGCGGGCGTAAAAAAACCCGCAGCTGCGGGTTGGTTGAGGAAGCTGAGAGCCGCGTGCAGCGTCCCGGGATCGAATCGCGCCGGATCCGGCATGCCGAGCGCCGCGGCCACCGACTCGGAGCAGAACCATTTTCGCTTGTCGTCGCCGACCGCCGACACGACGAAGTGCAGGTTGCCCAGCAGGTCGTAGGCTTGGCCGACATGGGTTTCGAACCATGTGCGTGCGGCCGGCGCCAGGCTGGGGTGCACGTCAACGAAATCCCAGAGCGCCGGATCGAAGTCGATTGCCTTGAATCGCACGCCTCCGTCCATGGCGGACGACGAGGCGGCTTGGCCATCCGCGAAGATCAACTCGACGTGGGAATACGGGCTGCGGGTCCACCAGCGCACCAGGCGGTTGTAGACGCCCGGCAGGCCGGCGTGCGTTCCTTTGTAAAAGGCTGCGCGCAACGTGCTCATGAAACTCCTTTCATCAGGTTGGATAGTTCGGCCGAGAATTCCTGTTCGGCGGCCAGCGCTTCGCTGGTAGTGGCTGCATGCCGCGCGTCCTCCATGCGCGCCAGGCGTAGAGAGCGGATCTCGCTCAGCAGGTTGCGGTATTGGTCCGCCTGCGCCAAGATGTCGTCGGCTGCTTCGCGAGCCGTCATCCCATCCCGCCACTTTGCGGCCGCCCAGCTGGCCACATCGCGCGGCGGGTCTTCCGCATAGCCCGCCGCTTTCCAGGCGCGCGCCTGCGATTCGGCCTGCGCGTACTCCTCGCCCTTAAGCGGTCGACGGTTGACCACGGCCTGGCGCAGCAACTCCCCCGCGGCATCGATCCGGTCGCGCACCCCAGCGATCACGTCGGCTAGCGATGCCATCTCAACCCAAACGGGAGGTCCGTCGAAGCCCTCCCACTTGATCTGGGACGTCGCCGACGGCTGCTCGCCCCAGTCGATCGGAGCATCAATCAGCCGCCAGTCACCGTCTTCGGTGATCGGCTGCGACGGGCCTTCTTCGAGTTCCTCACGAGTCTGGGTCTGTAGGATGAAGCCCGCAGCATCGACGAGGGCATAGGTCCGTTTAATCAGCATCAGGCGCTCCCGAGTTGGAAATCCACCGAGCCCGACATGGTCCTTGTCAGGCCAGTGCCATTGTCCAGAATGTCGCAGTTGACCGCGACAGAGATCAGACCACTGCCGTACATGATCACGTTGACAGAAGATCCCGTGGCCGAGGACAGGCGCGGCACGATCGAGGGAGTACCGCCAGAGGTTTTCACAACGGTCCACTTATACGACAGCGTCCCGACATGGCCCGAAGACGTGATGGTCTGGGCGCAAAACACATCCGTATTGATCGGGCCGCTTACACTGCCGCCGATCGTGCCGCCCACGGTCCAGCCAGTGGGGGTCGGTACCGCACCGTTGGCCTTCGCCTCGATCACGGACGCATCCGTATTGCCTACTTTCGTTCCAGCAGGCGCGCCTACGGTGGCGTTATCCGCAGGCTTGTTGGGCCCAGTCGTTCCAGCCCATGTCGACGTCGTTGCTGCCGCGTCAGCCAGTGCCTTGTTCTTCGCAATTAGCGCGTTCGTCAGGGACTGCCGCGCGAGATAGTAATCGCCGAACTTGGCGCGCATGGTCGCACCAGCGACGTTGCTGTCCTGGGTCAGGTCGTTGTAGGCCGGGCTGATCGCGACGATGAAGTTGTACAGGGCATTGAAGGTGGTGTCGTAATTGGCGCGCGAGACGCCCAAGGCGTCGGCCTGGTTGGCGATGCCCTGGTGTTCGTCGCTGATCGCGCTCCACAACTGTATGACGTTTGGTTTCTCGCCCTTCGAGAGGACGTTATCGTCAGTAATCGCCTGCACCGCGGCGTTCGCTGCATTGGCAGAAGCCAAGGCGGCCAAGGCGCCGTCCTCCATCTTCGAGATCGTGAGAGGCCGCGTAAAAACCTGCCCGTTGACTGTGACGCTCGCAATAACGGTTGCGCTGGCCCCCGCCATACTGGTCGCCGCCAGGGTCGCGCTTTTCGCTGTGACATTGGTCAGCGTGCCACCGGAGCAGCTAAAGCTGAGTGGAGCGTCGATATCGATCAAGGTCGCCGTGATCGTGATCGACGCGGGTGAGACGGTGCCATCCGCAATGACGCGAAACATTGTTGCGGACGGCAACAACTGGATATCCGCCGTCGGCAGGTTGACGGTGCGCGCCGCTGCTGCCTGGAGCGTCGTATCGATGAAATTGACTACGGTGGCCATTCAGTCCTCAGATGGATTCGACTTCAATCTTAGTGCCGTATGTAATTGCTGCCTGAACAGCCACCTCGGAATCGCTCATTCGCTTGCCGTAGACCGTATAGTCGCGTTCAAGCGCAAGATCCGCGTGCCCAGGGAAGACACTGAGGAAAATCGGATACGCTCGGCTGCCGCGCAGGATGCCTGCGAGTACAGCGCGGTCGGCCGCCGGCATATATTCCAGCTCGATCGGCACCCTCTTGTGAACCGTCGATGCCCGGCTCATCAAGTCGCCGGCTGCGGTGCGATAGTGTGTAGTGCCATCGACAACTGTGGCGGAGGTGGACGACGTGTTATAGGTCGGCGACCAATACGGCCCGGCCACCAGGCGCGCGGCCTCGATATAGCCCTGCAGGTTATTCTGGTCGGCGATATCGACGGCCAGGCCCACGGCTTGCATCTCATTCGGCATCCAGTGGCGCGCCCAGGCGCCGCCGCCGTAGGCATAAGCGCTGGCGGCTTGGACAGCAGTCCAGCCGCGCAATTTAATGGCGGGAGCCGGGCATGCCAGGACACTGCCGCTGTCGTAGTCGTAGCTCTGCCAGGAATCAATGTAGCCGAGCGGCCGCGTGCCGGCCGCGCTAGTGAACACGTCTGCGGACCGTGTAACCACAGCGGATGAGGTGGCGATGGCTGACGTTGGGTACAGCCCCTGTTCCAACTGAGGCATACCGATGCTCAGCGTGATATCGACCGGGGCACCTGATGTGAACGTCATCAAGATCTGAAAACGCACGAAGGCCGTAGTGGCGTCCGAAAGCACCCCCGCGGCGCTAAACCGTGATATGGCCAGATTCCCCGTGGCGATGGACGGCAGCAGGTTCGGCCCTTGGATATCGTCGGCCGTCGCTACGAGCGACGAATTGTAGCCAGTGACGTCGAGGGCTATCTTGCTTAGATTGGCCGTGCTGCCCGCCAGCTGCCGCAAGAAAAGGGAACCGCACCACGCTTGTCCGCCCGCGGCCGCAACGTTTCCCGTGCTTTCGAACCTGATCCCCGCGGAGCTGCCCGTAGGGGTCCCGAAGATGCGAATGTTCACATAGGGAATGCCCTTTTCCGCGCCGGTGCCGACCACGGACGAGCTGAGGCCGCTCACCAATCCGAGCGACCAGTTATTCGGTAGTGTGCCTGGCGTCCCTGCCGCCACACCTGCCATAGTATTGTTGCGGATGCTATTGGTAGCGGCAGCCTCTAGCAGCAGCTTCGCCGGCGCAGACAGATTGTCTGGCGCGTAGTTCATGCGTCCCAGATTCATGGCCGCACTTTGCAGGACGCCAGTGCTATCGAAATAGGTTCCCACCGATGCGCGCGAGGTGAACGTCTCGGTAGATGGGTAATAGGACGACAGCCCGCCTTCGTTGAGCATGGCGCCCCATACCGCGACGCTGCCCGCCGTCGAGGTATTGAAAACGCCGATGTTCTTATTGCCATCCGACGAAGGCTTCACAGTGGCCGATATCCTGTACCAGCCATTGCCAACGGATTGAAGCTGAGGGGCCGAGTAGTTACCGCTAGCCGTCAGCGACATCGTCCCAAGGTTGAGCTGAACAGTGCCACCGTCGGTGAAGTCGTGGATCTGAAATACGCCGGTATAGCCGATGGGCTTGAAATACACGGATACAGTGTAGCTTTTCGACGCGACCAGGCTTTTTTGCTGGTATGCGTAGTTCGACCCATTACCGTCGGCAGTCAGCACTTGGGCACTGGCAGACCCATCGGGCGCGGCCACGCCATTCTGACTGACGACGCATCGGGTTCTCGCCCAGCCCGACGAATCAAACCGTTCGGAATGGGTGAACAGGTTGGTGACCTGTGCCTCGTTCGTCGTGCGCACACGCATCGTCGTCGTGGGCGAGAAGTTGCCGAGGAGCGCAACACATGCGATCGCTTCCGCCACGGCCCAGGCCAGCGTGAGCCGTTCGGTCTTGCCGATCGCGCGCCACACATCCGATTTTTTATCGGTCACCAGGTTGGTCGCGGCCAACACGCCGGCCGTGCTGCTGGCCGTAAGCGTGGCGCGGTCGGCCGCGTTGTCGGCAATAATTCGGAGGTTCGGCATGGGTTCCTTAAATCGTGATCTCTGCGATGGTGGCGTACGTGCCGTAGTTCGTCGTCAGGCTGGTAACAAGGCCTGGCTTACCGGCATCCAGTCCGAAACCGTCACCAAACAGCGTTCTCGCCTCCCCCAACTGCACGAGCAGTCCTGCCGGCGTCAGCTCGGTGCGATACGTCATATGCGGCACCTTCTTCAGGGCCAGGCGCCGACTGGCCTCATCCTGCGCATCGACCAACCGCAAAAGGCAGGTCGGCTCCATCACCGGATCGGCGTACAGGCTGTAGGCTGTCTGGGTCGGCACATCAACCGGGGTCGTGTAGACCTGCCACTCGGTGGCGAACATCTGCTTGTGCGCATCCGGGAGCGACGTTTGCAGATTGGCTTGCTGCGTATAATTTCGGCAGAAGCCGACTTGCACCGCAGCCGCGACCTTCGAACGCGCAACCGGCGCCAGCGCGCCCTGGACCTGCATCGAGCGCGGGATACTCAGCGTCGCGCTCGTGGGGATGGTGTACTGAATTAGCCGCAGCTTGCCCACCGGCGACGGGATCAGTTGCGCTCCCTTGCTCGACGCCAGCTGTGCGCAAGCGGTGAGCACGTTGGTCCGATCGAGGATCGCCAGGCCGACCGGCTGCGGGTTCGCGACGTCGAACGCAGCAAAGTTCGCAGTATCGATGTCGCTCGCCGTCATCCGGGTGGACGCCTTCCCGTACGTGGTGACGAGCAGTTGGACCAGCGAGGCGATGGTGTTTCGATACACCCCGCCGGTCTTGTCGCCCTGAACGCTGCAGGTGACCGTGCCCGGCCCGACCGCGGTGTTGAAGAGGAACCGGCCATTGGCTGGATCATCCGTCACATCATTTTTGCGCGGCTTTCCGTCGGTGCGAGCAAGGTCCGGGAGGCATAATCCCTCTGCTGCCCCGGAGTGGTAGTAATAGCGCCCGGTCACCGAGTCGTACTTCGGCGTCATGTTGGGCACTTCGCCCAGCACGACGGGGTAAAGCCTACCGTCTGCCATCTTGGTTTCAGATACCGGGGTATTGAGCCGCTGCAGCACGTCCCGGAATTTCAGCGAGAACCTGGTGCGGTCATTGCCCGGCGCAATGTCATCAAGCGAGCCAACGAACTGCGTTCGAAAATCGGACTCGTCCCACGTCGCGTCACCGACAAGTACCTCGACACCCTGGTTTGCCCATACATCAGAGAACCAGGAATCGATCTCCCCGTTGACGTTCCAGACCTCGATATCGCCGGCGGAAAGCTTCGCATCGCCATCGGTGGAGATCGACTGCGTGATCTCCAGGTCTTTCGCGACGACAGCCAGGTACGGTCGGCTGCTGGAGCCAATGTACGGGCGGTTCGATAGATACCGCGTGACCTGCACCCCGCCGCGCAAACAGCCGACACGGTACAACGTCACGCGCTGCGCGGCAGGGTTATCGAGCCACGCCGCATATTGCACATCAGAGATTGTCATTCGAGAGCCACCTTCACAGACTTAATTGCAAGCTTGGAAACAATTCCACCAATGCCATTGACGATGGTTGCAGCCGCCTGCTGCTGGCCCTCGACGTTGGTGGTGATCGTGTCGCCGGTCTGACGTTGCTGGTCAGCGCGCAGGCCAGCGATTTCCTTCTTCAACTCATCATTCGCCGCTTTCAGATCCTTCACGGTGTCGACGAGCGTTTGCAAGCTCGTGTTGGTGGTGTTGAGGGCGACACTCTGTGCATTCATCACGCTGAGCTGTGCCTGCGCCACGTCGACCTGCTGGGATGCCCATGACGCAGCGGCCGCCGAATCCTGCTGCGCCATCGCGAAATCCGTCTGGTACTGCGAATCACCCGAGTTGAGCTTTTGCGAGGCCGTCAGGAATGCCGTCAGCGAGCTGGAAAACGCATCCTGCGCTTTGGTGTCGCCGGCGAACGCCGCCGACTTGGTCTTCTCATACTGATTGCGCAATTCCTGGTACTGCTGCTCCGGCGTGAGCGTCGACAGGCTTCCCGTCACCAGGCTGTCGCCGAGCGACTTCGCGGCGTCGCGAAACTTCGCCATGCTGGAAGAGGTATCCGCCAGCTTCTGGGCTGCCTGGATCATGTCGAACAGAGGGCGGTTGGCCGCGTCGAGTGCATCCCGCTGCTTCGAGAGAAGCTGCGTTTGCGTCATCGTCAGCTGGTCGAGCTGGTCCTGCAGGTTCTTTCTCTCGTCGGCGACCTCCTGCTCCGTCTTGCTCAGGTCGACGGTAGCGGCATGGGTCGCTGCGAACGCATCCTGCAGAGACATCAATGCCGCATACTCCTCCTGGCCGGCGGCCGTGGTCAAATTCAAGCCGAGAACTACCTGCTTGAACTGGTCGCGGGTTGTGATGCCGGTGAGACCCAGCTTTGCCAGTTGCTCGTTGACGTACTTCGCCACCGGCGCCAGCTGTTCCTGCTTTGTCAGGAAGTTGGACGCGAAGCCCGCAGTCTGCTTCTGGAAATCGTCGATGCCGCCCATCAGCGCGATCAGGTCTTCGCGTGCCTTGATGCTGGCCAGCCCGGTCGAGCCGAACGTCTTGCCGATCGACTGCAGCGAGGCCTCTACCTTGGCATAGTCCGATGCCACTCGGACCAGGGTTTCAAGATAGCCCTCTCCCACCTTCTGGAACTGTTGCAAACCACCGATGGCGTAGCTGGCCATCTGGTCACCAAGCTTCGAGAACACGGCTTCCAGTGCCTTCTGCTGCGCTTCACCGGTCAGCCCCTTGAGCGAGACCTTGCCGATGTCCACCACGAACGAGCTGAGACGCATATCGAAGTTCGAACCGGCCACACCCAGCAAATCCGCCGCGCTGCTGATGCCATCGGCCATCGACTTCAGGATCAGCGTGAATTGCTGATTTGCGTCGATGCCGAGCGAAGTCGTCTTCGTGTCATGTTTGTCACTGCTGAACCAGCCGCCCGAGGTCTTGACATCGGCGTAGCTGCTCGCCTTGGCGCCGTTGGCGAGGATGGCCGCGAGCGAGGCTTTCGACATCGTGAAGCCGGAGTCTTCGAGCGTCTGCTTGCCGCCAAATATCGAGGTGGCAACCTTCCCGATGAAATTATTCACGAAGGACGGCATCAGCGACGTGATCAGCGGCCCCCCCAGCAGACCGCCCAGCACCAGCTTGGTCACGGTTGTAGCTCCGCCGTTGTTCGTGTTCAGCGAACCCACGTTTGGGTCCGTGATGTCCCCATTCCGCAGCACCTGGCTGGCGAAGCTCCCGATGTTCGACTCGATGGTGCGAAGCGACTGCAACATGCCGGACAGGTAATCGATCTGGGTCGACGAGTTCGACGCCGACAGCTCGATCGCTCGGCTGATCGAGTTCGACTTGGCGCTGCTGTCGCCCAGTACCGTTCCGGTGCCCTGCGCCGCTTGCCGGTCCTTGGCCGTCGTGTTCCCACCCCCAATGCCGCCGATGGCGACGCCGAGCCCGGCAACGAGCGCCCCCATCGCGGCCATGCGGCCGAATGCGGTGTACGGGTCCCCCTGGCCCTGGGTCAGGACAGCGCTGATCGCCTTCGGCACCAGCTCCGCCATCGTCATTGCCAGCTCTGCCGCATGAAACACCTGCGACATCGTCGTCAGGGCCTGGTAGCCGCGGCTGTGCTCGTCGAAGAAGCCGGCCGCGGCGCTGGCCATGTTGCCGTAGCTGGCCAGCTGCTGCTGGGTGTTGCGAGCATCGAGTTCTCCGACCTTTTTCAAATACTGCGCCTGGGTCAGTGTGCCGGCAGCCCGTGCGATCTCTGCATTTTTCCTCTCTTTCTCGTTCGCCGCCTGCTCCCTGCCGTACCTCTGCATTGCGCTGGTCAGGTCGATCATCGAGCGCGCGGCCGTTCCCAGCGAGCCCTTCAGCGCGTTCCCGAACTCCCGGGCCCTGGTCGGATCCAGGTACTTGTCGAGCTCGGCTGCGGCCTTGGCACCAGCCTCCGCATCGGCGCCGGCGGCGAGCAGACCGGACAGCGCCCTGCGCTTGGCGATCTCCTCGTCGAGGCTGGCCAGCCGGATCTTGTAGACAGCCATGGACTTCGCATCCAGCTGCCACTTGGCCAGGCCGTCGCGCAGGAAGTCGGCGTCGCTTTGCAGCTGGGCCGTGGCCAGATCGACCTGGGCCTGCTTCGCCAGCTCGATCTGCTCCTTGGTCTTGCCGATCTCGGCGTTGTGCTCCTTCTGCTTTGCGATCTGATCTTCCAGCGTCTTGACGCTGGCCACGCCGGCGCTCACGGTCGCCTTGACGGTCTCGTCGTACAGCTTCTTCTCGCGCAGGCGCGCCTGTTCGTCGTCGGTCTGCTGGTCGTAGAACGCCTTGTTCCCGGACGCGGCCTGCTTCCCGATGATGTCGTGGATCGCCTTCTGGTTCTTGGCTTCCTCGGCCTGCGTCGAGTTGTGGTGCGAACGCAGCTCGGCCAGCTGCTGGTCGTACATGTTGGTTTCGGTCTGGGCCAGCACCTCGAGGTAGCCGCGGCGGTTCGCATAGAACTCGGCGTCGGAGAGCTCGCCGGCCTTGTTGCGCATGTCGTCCAGCTTCATCAGCTGCTCGGTTTGCTGCTTCTCGGCTGCGGCCTCTTCCTGGATGCGTGCCAGTCGATCCTGCAAGCGGGTGTTGTCCGCCTGGTCGACCTTGGGCTTCGACTCGCGACCTTCCGTGTCACGGAAGGTCGGCGTGCCCTGGTACACCTCCTTGGCCAACCTGACCTGGGCGGCCTGTTGCACCTCGACGCTCTTGTCGGCGTTGGCAATGAGCAGTGCGGCCGCGCGCGCAGCGTAATCCTGGTCGACCTTCAGGCGGGCGTCGGCGTCCGCCTTCTTCTTCGCCAGGCGGGCAGCGCGGCGTTCCTCTGCAGCACGTTCGAACCGGTCGAAGGCCTGGTTCGCCTCGGCCTGGGCCGCGACGTACGTCGCATTCTCCTCGGCCAGCTCTGCATCGCGCGCCGCGATCAGGCGATCGACACCAGGAGTGGGGCCGAGGTCGAAGAAGCCGCGCTTCTTGTTCAGTTCCGCGATCTGGGCCTTGTATTTATCCTTGATGCCCTGCTCCGCGACCTGATGCGCGGCGAAGATACCCACTTTCGACATGGCGGCGCCGGCGTTGCCGATTGCGTTGGCCAGGCCGACAAACAGCGTGGTGAGGTTGTGGCCCCACTCCTCGAGCTGGTCATTCTTGGCCAGCTCCGAGACGTTCCCGTTCGCATCCCTTAGACCGTCGGTAAGCGCCATGACGCCGATCGTCAGCGTCTCGTTGAACACCTCGCCCAGGGTCGTCTTCAGGTCCTCGGTGTAGCGCTTCATCGACGTGATCTGCTTGCTTGCGGTATCCATCGCGGCCTCGTAGGTGCCGGCGATGTCGGTGCCGCGCTCGAGCACGGCGTTCAGGCGGGCCTGCACGCGTTCGTTCTCGGTAAGCTCGCGCGAGCTCTTGCCGAGCGACGAGGCCATCTGGTCGTAAGCGGACTGCAGGTTGACGTTGATGCCGATGTTGCGCAGGATCAACACATTGCCCCGGGCGACGCCGTTCACCAGGCGCTCGAACGCCTCGGACGAATTGATGTTGCCGATCACGGCCGCATCCTGGGCGATGCGCGCCAGCGCCGATGCGTTGGCCAGGTCGATGTGGGCCTGCACCAGCTTGACGACGGAATTGCGGGACTCGGTCATCGTGATGCCCTGGCGCGCCACGCCTTCCGCCGCGGCCTCCATCTGCGTCTTAGTGTAGCCGGCGGTGCGGCCGACCACGCCCATGACGACGTCCAGGGTTTCGTAGCGCGCGGCCAGCATCGCCGAGTCCTTGATCAGCTCGCCGATTTTCAGCGCGGCATAGCCAGCGGACAGCAGCTTGAGCGCGTCGGCCATCATATTTGCCTGGTTGCGCTCCTCTTCCTTGGCCTTGGCCGCAGCCTTGATCGCCTCCTCATGCGCCTTGACCTTGGCGATCGCATCCTTGGTCTGCTCGGTCACGCCGAGCTGGGCGGCCTGGTAGGCCATCAGCTGCGAGCGGCTCATGCCGATCGTGGCCGCCTGGTCGCGGAAGCGCTCGATCAGCTGGGTCTGGGTGAGGGTGAGCTGGCTGGTCGAGCCGCCGAGCGCCGCGGCCTGGGCGGCCGCGCGCGCCATCAGCGCCTGCGTCTTGGCGATCTCGTCCTCCAGGCCCTGGAAGGCCTTGATGGTCGCCGGGTCGACGCTGTTGCCCATTTCCTTGCGCAGGGTGGCCAGGTCGGCCTGCAGCGCGCGCAGCTTGGCGCCGAGCGGGTCGTACTGGGCCAGGATCCGCTGGGTATCTGCCGACATCGCGACGGTCCCTTCCTGGACGGCGCGCATGGACGCGGCGACGCCGGCCATGTTCTGCGCCTGCAGGCGCTGCGCATCAGCCCAGGTGGCCGAGACGCGCGTGGCACCAGCCTGTGCGCCCGCGACGCCCTGGGTGGCGGTCGCCACCTCGTTCAGGGCGGCGACTTCCGACATCGATGCCGCCACCATCTCGCGGATGCGCTGGGTTGCTGCCGCCTCGGACGCTGCCAGCTGGTCGGAGAAGCCGGCCTGGGCGGCCTTCATCGAGTTCAGGCGCGACATGAGCGCCTCGACCTCGCCGCCGACGCCGTTGAGGTTCGCCTTGTACTTGAGGATTTCCTCGCTGCTCATCCCGAAGGTGGCGATCTCCTCCTTCAGCTGGCGGACCATGCGCGCGCCAGCGTCGGTCGCGCGGTCGGACGATTCGGTGATGCCGGCCATGGAGTTGATCATGGCCTTCGCCGACGTGTCGACGGTGCGCACGCCGTCCGCCATGTCGGTCTTCAGCTGACTGGTCTCGGCGGCTAGGTTGATGACCAGCCCGCCTACGGTAACGGCACCTGATGGCATAGGGAACTTTCCAAGCAAGGAGGCGCGCGATCGCGAGCCCATGAATAAAGCGGCCACCGGAAGGTGGCCATGATCGTCAGGCGGCCGCCGCGCTCATGACTTCGAGGGCGGCCCGCTCCATGACCTTCAGCCCCCGGAAGACCTCGGCGCGCCGCTTGCGCGGGACCTGCAGGCCATCCAGGACTGGTGCCAGGGCAGTGAAATCGAGGCCCGAGCGGCGCGGCTCCATGCCGCCCGTCCAGCGCCACTGCGTATCCATGGCGAGAAACACGTCGAGGACGAGCCAGTTCTCCTCCCATACCTCGAAGGCGGCCGGCTTTTCGTCGACGCCGATCCACGCCGCAGTCTCTTCGGAGGCAAGGCCCCACAGTTCGAAATCGTTCTGGGCGGCCTTGCCGTCATCCTTGCCGCCGCGCGCCCAGTACGCGGCGGCGTCCTTCAGTTTTTTACGCGGGCGCCGGTATTGATCTCGGCGATCGCCGTGTTGATCGCCCGCAGGATGCTGATACCGTTCACGCTGCGCGCGGCTGCCAGCAGGCTTTCGCGGTTGAATTCGATCGGCGACTTGCCCTCGTCGACCACGCTCTTCCAGCCTTCCATGACGCGCAGGATGTTGTCCACTGAGCGCTCCTTCCAGGCATTGGTGCCCTCTTCCTGCTCGGCCTCGCCGGCGTCGCTCGTTTTGGCCTCGGCCTGCAGTGCTTCCTTCTGGTCGTCGTTCAGCAGGCGGAAGATGCCGGTGAATTCGAATTTGCTGATCTTGCCGCCGTCAGCCGGAACTTCGACGACGCACGGCCAGTTGATGGTTTGATCCTGGGTTTTCTTGACAACAAACATGGGACTTCCTTTTCGCGGGAGGTAATAAATGCCCGTGCCAGCCGCCGCGCCCGCGATAGGCGACGGCGACCGGCCGGTGCTCGGTGTCGGCTTGCGCCGGGGGTTACATGAAGCAGATGGTCAGCTCGTCGTTGCCATTGAGCGGCACGAAGGTCTGTTTCATCGTCAGCATCGTGATGCCGTCCTTGTCGCCGTAGCTCGGCTCGGTCAGCTGCTGCTGGGGAGCGTCGATCTTGACCTTGTTGCCGGCCACGGTGCCGTGGGTCACGGAGAACGGGCCCAGGACCACGTTCTTCATCAGGGTCCACCAGTCCTTGGCCACGGTCGCGCCGCCGGTGCTGACCGGAGTGGCTTCGATCGTGATCGAGCCGGTCGGCTGGCGGTCCGTCAGCTGGACGCTCTCGGTGCCGCCCGGCAGGGACCGGAACGTCACGGCCGCCGCCAGGTCGATGCTGAAGTCGCTCATCACGGCGCCGGTAAAGCCGGACACGTTCAGGCCGGAGGTGTTCTGGTTGTTGATCGCCAGCGGCGCCGCGTACTGGGTCAGCGTGACGGCCGGGATAGGCGAATCGCTCGGCGTGGTGTACAGGCCGGTGAAGGCAAAGCTCCACATCGGGATGCCCTGTGCGCTCGCCTTCATCGAGACCGTGCCGCGCGCGCCCAGCATCAGGTGCTTGACGCTGTCGACGTTGCAGTAGAACGCCACCGATTCCAGGTTGCTCGACACCGGCTGGTAGACCACCTGGGCCGGGATCGTATAGGCGGTGGCCGCAGCCGCGGGGGTCGCCAGCGGTGCCGTGAAGGTAGCGGTCTTGGTTGCGCCGACGTAGCTGGCGATCACGGCGCTCTGGCCCGCGCCGCCGCCGCCGGTCAGGTTGATCGTCAGGCCATTGTAGGCGCCGTCGACGGCGGACGCGCCGGCGGCCAGCGTCATCGACGTCGCGCTGCCTGCGGTCGCAGAGCCGGTCGAGGGCGCGGCCAGCGTGGTCGCCGACATGCCGCAGGCGCGCAGCAGTTCGTCGTACGCCGGCGCCGTGCCGGCCGTGCCCGAGCCGGCCATCTCGATGTCGAAGCTGACCTTGGCGTAGATCGCGGCCAGGACGTTCGGGTTGTTGCCCATGTACGACTTGACGTTGTTGCGCTGCGCCAGCGTCATCTCCATCGGGCTGACGTTCAGGTTGCTCATCAAGAGCGCGTCGAGCGTCGCGGTCGGCGTCGGATCCTGGCCGTAGGTGCTTTCGATCTTCGCCAGGATGGCGCGCTTGCGGGTGAGAAGAGCCATGCTTATTCCTTCGAGGGTTGGTCAGCCGGAACTTCCGGCGAAGAAAAGGCCGCTTTCGCGGCCTTGGTGGACTTGCCTGCTGCGGCCGGCGCCGGGTCTTCGGGCGGCGACGCGGCGCCGCGCTCTTCGGTACGCTCGATCAGCTTGCGTTCGCCTGCGTCGTCGATGACGTAGCTGCCGCCCATCCCTTCGTGTTTGTGGTTCATGCCGTTCCTTCCATGGCTCGGTATTTCAGGTTGTAGGTGACCTGGGTAACACCACAGGCCGGGTTTTCTTCGTCGATGCCGCGGCTGATCGGGCCGACGGCCAGGTCGAGCACGGCGCCGCCGAGGGTGCGATCCGCGTACAGGGCAGCGTGCGCCGCCGCCCGTGCAGGTTCCGGCGCCATCTTCGGCGCCGGGCCGTCGGCGACGACCAGCACCAGCACCGTGAGGTTCCAGTAGACGAATCCCATGCCGGTGACCGGCTCCGGGTATTCGTCGCCGCAGTCGAGCACGATGCACGGCATGTCCTCGAAGCTGCGCGCCGCGTCCGAGTCGTCGCGCACGGTCAGGTCCGGGACATTCAGCCCGGCGCCGACGAGAGCCGCCTTGATTGCGGCCATGATCTGTTCGGTTTTCGTCATGTCGGTTCGCGGTAGTGGATCCTGAAGCTCATGTGGTTGAAGTAGACCTGGTCGTCCGGGTCGCTGAGGTCGAGGTCGCTCTCGTAGAAGCAGTCGTCGATCCGCACGCCGCCGACGGTGACCTTGCGCTGGCGGTCCAGTGCTTTCCGGACCATGGCCGCGATCTGAGCCGCCTCGATGCGCGACGTTGCCCAGGTCGACACCTGAAACGAGGCGCGCATCAGGCCCGGGTTCGCGACCGCGCCGCGCGCGCCGCCGCCGCCCACCTTCTGGAACGTCACCGCCGGGTACACGGGCGGGTCGGCCATCACGTCAGGGGTGATGCGGTCGGCCACGAGCGCCACCAGGTCGGCGGAACCCTGCAGCAGCGTTAGAACTGCGATGTGCACGCTCATCAGGCGACCTCCGGCAATCTGTCGGCCACCGCCTCGATCATGATGTCGATCGCCTCCTGGGCCTTGGTTTCGAGGGCCGGCTGCATGTACGGGTGCGCCGGCGTGTTGCTGGTCGAGGCGGCGCGCGCCGCGCGGATGCTCTCCTTGCTGCCCCGCAGCGCCTGGCCGGCCGCGCGGTTGATGTGGCCCTTCTCGACCCAGAGCGCGTAAAACGCCGCCTTCTTGCCGAACTTCTTGATCTGTGCGCCGGTCAGGTCCCCGGCCACCACGCTGAAGACCACCCGGGTTGGCGTGCCGCGTCGCGGCGTGACGCGGATCGAGGACTTGAGCGCCTGTGTGATGTCGTCCGGCCCGGCGCCGGTATTGAAATTCGCACGCGCCTGGGTCCTGATCACGTTGGCACCGCGGCGCACGCCGGGCCGCAGCGCCTTCTTCACCAGCTTGTCGCTGAGCCCGTGCATTCGCAGGCGCAGCTCGGCCAGGCCGGCAATTCGCTCATCAGCCATTGAATAGTCCTTTCTTGCACATCAGGATTGTCCAGCGGTTGTCCGGCACCAGCACCGCCTCGATGTCGTAGACGAAGCCACCATGCAGGATGCGCATGCTCGGCAGCACACCGGCGCGGCGCCGGATCCGGATTTCGGTCTGGACCTGGTTCTGGGTGCCGCCGGCGGCGACATACTGGCGACCGCCGATATCCCTGATCCCGGCCCACATCTTCCCGTCGCCGGGGAGCACGTTGGTCCAGGCCTTCGTCGGAGCGTTCAGCGCGTCGCGCCCGGCACCCCTGGCCTGCAGGGTCACCCGCTTGTCGAGGTTGAAGGCGTTGGTCATCCGTAGTTCCTCAGGCTTTCAAGCAGGCGCCCGGTGAAGTTGGAGCGCACCGTTTCCTTGAATTCCCTGGTGGCGGGGTCCCACTGCTCGGCCAGGCGCGCGAGGACGTACAGCTTCGCCGCCGCCGGCGTGGTCGTGGCGTCGGGGCCGTAGCCGGCTGTGTAGTCGACCATCACCGCGTTCGGGCGGCCGCGGGTTGCCGGCCAGGTCTTGCCCATCTCCGGCATGGCGTAGCCCGGCTCGGTGACCTTGTCGACGAAATAGTCGGCAGGGTCCAGGGTGCGCTCCTGGCCGTCGACGTCGATGAACTTCACGCTCTCGACGCTGAAGGTCGGTGCGCTCAGCCGGATCGCCGGTTCGAAGCGGTCCAGCGTAACGCGCATCGCCCGGTTGACGAATACCCTCCCTGTTGCGTGTTCCGCCTCCCGGACGATACCGGCGATCCAGATGGCCAGCTGCGAATCGAACGCGCTGTCATCCTGGTCGATGCGCAGCTGGTCCTTGGCCTCGGCCAACGTCACTGCCAGAACTGCCGGCGGAGAGATTTCGCGTGTGGTCATCGGCTGTTTCCTTGTGTAGCCGGCGGCCTGCTGCCGGTAGCCTGCGGGCCGGGCGCCGCCGGCGCGCGGGCGTACTCGTTCGCCTCGGCGGTCGGCAGCGGATCCTGCTCGGGTGTTGCGGTGCGCACCAGCTGGGCGCGCACCACGGGCAGATCGGCGATCTTAATCATCAGGGGTCCACCTTGTTGAACCAAGTTGTCTTGTCGAAGCGTTCGCCGTTCAGGCAGCTCACCCGTGCCACCCAACGCCAGTCTGCTGGCAGAGGATCGTCGACCCCGCCCAGCTTCACGGCCACGAAGGTTCGCTGAACCCCGTCGATGGTCGCCACCTGCAATTCCGGCCCTTCAAGCAGCGCCACGCCGAACAGGACCGCAACCAGCATGCTCTGGTCTGCAGTCGTGTTCCGGTCTAGCAGCTCCTCGGTGATGTCCGCCGCGTAGTAGCTGATCTCGTCAGGATCCCTGTCGACCGTCCACTTTTCGCCGACTTTAACTGGCACTTTTGCACTCATCTGATCTAACCTCACTCTGCTCCCACTACCTTCGAAAATGACCACCCTGCCCCCACTTCCCTCGAACACGACCGCCCGGCTACCGCTGCCGTCGAACACGACGGTGCGGTCCGATGAAATCCGCGAGATATCGACGGCACCTGGGTGGCGCACACTGATCACTGCGGACGGGGACTGAGCAGCTTGAGTACAGGATGACCCAGTCAAGCCAACCGTCTTTGCAGCAGGTGCGACAGTTACCGCGCCGGCTGAGCAGGTTGCCGTCTGCGTGCTGCCCGTGCCGACCAAGGAGAGCGTCTGCGCGCCTTGCGTAATTGTTACGGTGCCTGCGGCACTCACGCTCGTCTGGGTGCAAGTCGCGCCCGTGAGGGTCACCACGGCAGAGCCGCCTTGCGAGGCGGACGCGCCGGTCATAGCGACTGCGTCCAGGCCAATCGCATTGAAGCCGAGCATCGCTTCTCCTTATGCCGTCAGGCCGCTGTAGCCGGCCGGCGGCGTGTAGGCGAAGGCCGTGGCGCCGAAGTTCATCGTCAGCTGCGCGCCGTTCGCATTGGTTGTCACCATCGGGTATGCGGTCGTAACGTCATTGAAGTTGGACGGGAACGCCATTTGACCTTGCGACACGCCGTTCTTGAAAAACTCCATCGTGCGGCCGGTCATATCGAGCGCAATGCCGATGACGTCGTTGGTCGTGTAGGCCGCTTTCGAACCCTGGTTCGCGTTCAGGTTGTAAATGGTGCCGCTGCTGTAGTAGCCGACCGAGTCACCCTGGCTATCGAAGCCAGCGAAGTTGTTAAGCGCGACAGTCGATGCACCGAAGCCGACCATGACGGACGTGCCCGCAGTGACTTTGGCTTCCCAATACCATTTACCGGACGACTTGCCGGTGTTGGCGCGCGCCGAGCGGAACCCGGCGACGGTGCCGGTCGCGACCAGGTTGCCGCCCGAGATCGTGATCGACGAGTCTTTATCGGTCGGGCTCATGGTGGCGTACGCGACGCCGGTGCCTGTGGCGTTGTTCGTGACGGCGACCGGGCCGAACGCCAGCACCTTGTTGCCGGCGGCGTCCTGCAGGTCGTTCGTGCCGCTCGGCGTGTAGCTCACGCTGGCCGTGTTCCCGGCGACGTAGTTCGCGCCCATCGTCAGGTTGACGGTGCTGCCCGAGACGGCCACGCTGGCGATGCTGGCCTGCGTGCCGGTGACGGTGAACGCGGAGGTCGGCGGGTTACCGGCGGCCAGGGCTTCGTTGAACGTGATCGTGATGACGTTCGGCGCCGCGTCCGCGATAACCGGCGTACCCGAAACAATCGGGGCCGTGGTGTCGCTCGCGGCGACGTTGTTGGTGATCGCGAACGTCGCGCCGCTGGCGAGCAGGTTGCCGGCGGTGTCCTTGACCGGGTTGGTGCCCGGCTGCGTGTAGGCGACGTTAAGCACCTCGCCGCCGGCGAACGGGGTCGCCAGGCTCAGGCTCATCAGGTTGCCGCTGATGCTCGCGGACGTTACCGCGTGGCCGGTGATTGCGAACGCCGAGCCCGCAGGCGCTGCGGTCGCGTCCAGTACCTCGCTCAGCGTCAGGTTGACGATGCTTGGCGTCCCGTTGCCCACGATGGCGGCCACGATGACCGGCGCGGTCGTGTCCTTGCCCACGGCGCGCTTTGCAGCCACGGCAGCCAGTCCCATGCGGGAGCCCATGATCCGGATGCCTGGCGCGGTGTAATGGACGTCGGCGGCCATGCCAGAGACGGGAGATACGAACGCGCAGCGGTCGACCTCGGCGGCGACTTGCTTGTGCGCCAGGTCGATCCCGGTCTCGCCAGTGTGCGCGGCGATGCCTTCCGGCGTCATCGAGCTGATGATGAACCAGGAGTTCGCGGCGCCGGTGATGCGCGAGCGGAAGCCAGCGATCAGGGCCTTCAGGTTCATCGCGTACTGCCATTGCGGGATCGGGTTGGCCGTGCTCACGCCGTCCGCCTCGCCTTGCGCCCACAGCACGCCGACGACGCGCGAATTCGGGTACATGGCCTGGGCGGCCGTCACGGCAAGGTTGGTATCGCTGATCGCGCGCTCGTAGTAGGTGCCGCCCGGGTTACCTGGTTGCCACACGCTGCCGACCATGGCGGTCGAGCCGACGGCGACCGGCACCAAGAGCACCTTGCGGTTCTGCGGGATGGTCGATAGGTAGGCCTTGGCGAACCAGGTGGCCGGGCCAGTCTTGCCCGTGCGCACGCCGTTGGGCATGTACAGCGGATCGGCGCCGGTGATGATCTGCCGATAGCTGGCGTCGCCAGAATAGTTCGACCACTGCCAGACGCGCGGGTCACCGATGTCGATCAGCGGATCCCAGGCCGGGTTACCCTCCATGTTTGACTGCCCGGCGCACAGTACGATGTCAAATCCAACGTCGTTCGGGTCAAGCAGGCCGGACCCGAGCGCATCGCCGAAAGCGTTGTTGAAAACGGTCAGGGTAGCGCCCGAGAAGGTAACGGCCGCACCATTGTTCGAGCTCCGATACACGCGCTCACGCGTAAGTTGCGTCGAGCTGGCGAGGGTGAAGTAGGAGTCTTCCCAGTTCCCGGCGCCATCGTCGACAGTGAACGGCACCCCTGTATCACCCACCGCCAGATCTCCCGACGCGATAGCCTGCGCCAAAGTTCGGCAATTCGCAGCGGCAGCGCCCAGGGTCAGCGCGGCTGCGGATGTTCCGTTTGCGGTTACTTTGAGTCGATCGGCGAATTTCATCGTATTAGGTCGGCTGATTGCTGTTGTAGGTCAGGGATGGGAAATTGACTGTGTCGCCCGGATTCACGGCAGCCTCGCCTGTTTCATCGGTTACCCACAGGACCTTGGCCGTTCCATCGGTGAATGCGATGTGGTGATCCCCGGTGCCACCTGCGGCAGACGCAACTGCGCTCTTGGCTGCGGACGTCAACGTCCGATTACTGCCGGCACTCGCAAGGGCGAAGTCAGCCGACGTCATTGGGGCGGTGGCCACAGCGTTTCCAGTCACGGTCGCGTAATTGTCGCCAGCGGCATAAGCCTTGATGAGAATCATTTTTGTCGCGCCGTTCTTGATGGTATTCAGTCCCCCATCCAGGACGTCCGAATGCACCCACTTGGCCATGGTCGTTCTCTTTCATTGTTCAGCGAGCCGGCGGGCGATCAGCGCCAGAAGCTCGTCGTCGGACCTGCCGACGACATCGTTGGGGAAGAAGGTCACCGAGCCAGCCGGGCCGCGCACGGTGATGAGCCGGGCACCGGGCAGCGCCGCCGCGGCGCGCACGTTGGCGAGCTGGGCGGCGATATCGGAACCCATCTTTTACTTCTTGGCGCGGCCGCCTGCAGGTGCGGCTGCGGGCGTCGACGGGGGTTCGGGGTCCTCGATCGCCTCGAGCGTCATTGCCGAAGCTTCGAGTTCAGGCGGACATTCGTCACCGGGCTGATACTGAACCGGGTAGATCTCGCCGTCGGGCACGCCCAGAAATGGTTTCGCAAATTTCATCAGATTCTCCTGTGAGGGGAAGAACAGGCCCGGCGTTCGCCAGGCCCTTGGATTCATCGGGTGCCGTTTAGCCGATCTTCATGAACTTCATGCACTCCGGGTTCTCCAGGCCGCCGCCGACGCGCTTCGTGGTATAGAAGCTGATGTAAGGCTTGTTGGTGAACGGATCACGCAGAATGCGGACGCCCATGCGGTCCAGGATCTTGTAGGCGCGCTTGAAGTCGCCGAAGGCGATCGACAGTGCGTTCGTCGCCACATCCGGCATATCCGGCACCTCGGCCAAACCGTAGCCAGCCAAGGTTGCCGGCTGGCCGGCAGCCAGCGACGGCTGCCAGAGGTAGTTGCCGTCGTTATCCTTCAGCTTGCGTACCTTCAGGTGCGTATTGCGGTTCAGCGCGAAGCGCGCGGCGTTGGTGAAAGCCGAGGGCAGCGAATAGACCAGGTCCATGATGGCGTCGCCAGTGATGCCACCGACCGCGCCCGAAGCGGTAATCGCAATGCCGCCCAGCGGGTGAAGGTTGGCGCCGCCCGCCGCGTAGGTCAACAGGCCGCGCGGCTTGTTGGTGCCGTCGCCGCTGACGAAAGCTTTGTTCTCCTGGTAGGAGAACTCGGTGTCGACTTCGCCCGCCAGCCACTGCTCCAGGTTCATTTCGCTGTCGTCCAGCATGCCCTGGGTTGCGCTCGGGTTTGCGTACAGCTCGCCCCAGCCGTAGACCTGCTGCGCGAACTGCGGCGTGCCGGTTTCCGGACGCGCTCCGGTCTCACCCACCCAGCCAGAGCCGGTGCCGCGCAGGTTGATCAATTTCGAATAGCCGGTACCGCCGACGGGCTGCACCGTGCACAGGTCGCGCATCGGCGAGATGATGATCAGCTTGTCGGTGATGGTGCGGTCCCATTCGACCGGTGCGGTAAAGCCGCCTTCGGCAGCGGTTCCCTTGTTGAGCGAGGCCGAGACGTCGCCGCGGCGCATGTGCGCCTGGAACGCGTCGCTGTATTCCTTGTCCTTCACCGGGCGGCCGCCGACCACACCCATTTCCATCGCAGCCATCTTGGTGTTGGCCGCATCGATGGCCGACTGCAGCTCCGAGATGTGCGCGTTGATGGCGTCGACCTTCAATGCCTGCAGGGCGTCGTCCTGGCCCTGCTTCATGGCGGCCAGCTGCTTGGTGTGCTCGGTCTTGAAGTCGGCAAAAGCCTTGTTCAGCTGCGCCACCAGCGCATTGACGTCACCCTCGGCACGAACGCCGCTCACGATGCCGCGTGGGGCACGGCCGGCCGCGGTTGCCAGATTACCCATTGCGACTGCGAGCGCGCTGGCCATGACACGATTGCTTTTCATATTTACCCTTTCAGAGTGTTCAGGAGGTTTTGAAGCGATGCTTCAACTTCGATGTCGTTGCCAGCGCCCGGCTTGGCATCGGTTTCTTCGGCAGCGCCCGGCTTGCCGTTGAATAGTGCGTTGAGCGTCTCGCGGCGCGCGGACCGGCTCAGGCCGGACTTCGCCAGCGAGGACTCGACGGTGGCCAGCACCTTGATGTGCTGGGCGGCCTTGGCATCCTTCGTGACGGCAGCACGGTCGAGCTTGCCGGTGGCAAAGCCCTTCGCGACGGCGTCGGATGCGTTGATGTAGGTCTCGTCGTCCATCATCTTCGCGATTTCTTTTCCGTCGATGCCCGTGCGCGCGGCGTACAGGTCGCGCATGGCGTTGTCGAACGGCTCCAGGTAAGCGGCAGCCTCGGCCATGTCGTGACGGTTGCCGGCAGCGACCACCCAGGCGTTATGGATCATCAGGTGCGTGCCCTCGCCCATGTTGATCTCATCGCCGGCCATCGCGATCACCGAGGCGGCAGACGCCGCGATGCCCATGACGTTCACGGTGACCTTCGCCGAGTGGTTGCGCAGCAGGTTGTAGATCGCCACGCCCTCGAAGAAGTCGCCACCCGGGGAATTCAGGTTCACCACGACGTCCTTGTCGCCGATGCTGCGCAGCGCAGCGCCGATGCGGCGCGCGGTCACGCCCTCGCCGTCCCAGGTCTGGCCGATAGGGGCATACATGCTGATCGTTGCCGCGTCATCGCCCGTGGCCGCGCGCACGCCCGGCTCCCAGGCGTCGAGCGCGTCCTGGCGCAGGTCGAACTGCGTTGTCGCGATGCGGGCGTCAGCCCTGATTTCAGGTAGTTTGAGCAGGGACATTCGCTTTCCTCATCATGGTGCTTTCGAGCGACTCCGCCACCGGATCGTCGGATCTCGGCAGGTCTTGCAAGTCGCGGACTTCGTTGGGTTTCATCCAGGGCGCGCTGCCGCCGGATCCGAGGGCTTTCGCAAAGAATTCGGCCTGGTCCTTCAGCGTGCCGCGCAACAGTGCGCGCTCGTTGAATTTGGCGTAGTAGTTGTCGCGTTCCCGGTCGCTGAGCAGCTTCAGTGCGATCTCGTCTTCCCAGATATTGAAGAAGTGCTGCAGGCCGTACTGCACGAAGAAGATGCCCAGCTGCTCGATGCCGCTGCCCCAGGACGTCTCATCCATCATCAGGAGAGGCCTCGGCACGCCGAACGCTCGCGCGATCTCTTCCAGCTGGTGATTCCGATGCTCGACGTGTTGCGCATCTACGGAGCTGTTTGCCCACTTCTCCGCCTTGATGCCGTCCTCGAGCACCATCCATTTGTGGGCATTTTCCGCACCCGCGTAACGGGCTTCCAGGCTCTCCCGGACGTTTTTGATCTGCTGGTCGTCGAGCTTTCCAGGATAGGAGAGCGCGCCGCCGGCCATGACGCCGTTTTTGAAGATCCTGCCCGCGGCCTTCTGCGCCTGCAGCGCCAGGGCGATCGATTCGCGCGCCTTCTGCACCCTGGACAGGCCAACCAGGCCGTGCTCGTCTTCGGCCAGGTCGGCCAGGTGGAACACGTCCCGCGCTGCGAGAACGAGATTGCTGCCGTCCGGTCGCCGATATTCGTAGCGCACGGTGAAGTCGTCGTTCAACTTCGGCGTGACCTTGCGTGAATCGAGGGGAATCATGCGCACTACCGTGTTGCCCCGCCAAATGATCCGGGCGTAGGCATTCCCGTGCAGCAGGAGGCGCAGCTGCATCGTACTTTTGAACTTGAACGGCCCCTGGAATTCGTTGGGCCGATGCTTGAGCACCTTGTACACAGGGTGCTCGGTCGCATACGCCTTTTCGTCGCCACGCTCCAGCAGGTTCAGCGGCAGCATGCCAATCGACTCGCAAATCAGGCTCACGCAACGCAGGAGACCCATGTTTTCGAGCGCCTTCGACGTGGTGACGTACTCGCCGCTGGCCGTTTCTCCGCCACGGATATATTCCAGCAGGTCGACGTCAGAGGTCGTCAGGGCGGCGAACGTTTTCCCACCTGAGGGGCGCGTCTGCGCTTCCGTGCGGCCGCGAATCGGGCCGGGCTCGGCCTCGCGCCAGTGCGCAGTGGCACTCAGGGCGTCGAATAGTTCCATGGAAGTCCTTAAAACATCAGAATGCCGCGCTCGCTATACGCCGAGACGACCTTTTCACTTACAGTCGGCATCACACCGACGGCCATGGCCAGCGCGACCATGCCGTCGATGCGCCCCCGGGCGCGCTGCTTGTCGAACTTACGTGCTCCGGAGTCGCCGACCACCTTCGCGTTCGCCGCGCACATGGTCAGAACCGGGTGCTTGCCGTGCCGCAGACTCTTGTTGAGCAACTTGACCTCGAGCTCGCGCAGCGCCGGCGTCATGCTGGCCGTACCCTGGCCAAACTCGATGAATTTTTCCAGCTCGGCGTCCGAGAAACCGGCCTTCACCAGCCACGGCTTCAGGAATCGCATGTTGTAGCGGTCGAAGCCCAGCGCCTGGACGTCGTGCTTGTCGAAGAACTTGCGCAGGTACAGCGCGATGAACTCGTATTCAATCGCGCTCCCGGGCGTGGTGTTCAGGAACCCTTCTTTCGCCCACAGGTCGAACGGGACCTTGTCCTTGCGCGACTTCTCGCGCAGCCCCACTTCGGGCAGCCAGAACTGCGAATGCACCCCGCCAGTCTCATCGACCGCCTCCAGCGCGGTCAGGTCGTTCACGCTCGACAGGTCCAGGCCCGCCCACACCTTCAGGCCGGCGCCATCGCCTGGCGCTCCGCCGTTCGCTTCCCACACGGACCTCGCCACGAATGGCGCAACCGCTTCGACCCGTTGGTTGAGGATCAGGTTCCGGAACTCCGGCTCGTTGGCCGGCATGTCCATCGCCTGCTTGCACTGCTTGCGCAGGTCGTCGAGCGATCGGAACACGCCGAGCGCCGGGTTCGCCGCCGCCCAGGCCTTCGGGTCGTCGAGCGCGCAATCGGCGGGCGCCGCGTACACATGGCAGACCACGCGCGGATCCGGCGAATTCTTCTGCGCATCGATCCAGGTCGAGAACAGGTCGGCGTCGGTAGGCGCCTGCGTGCTGATCGCGATCAACAGCGGATTCGTGTATGCGCCCTGGGCCGACGTGATCGCCGAAACAAACTTATCCACAGGGCCGATAACCTGGCCGACCTCGTCCAGGATGGCCAGGATGGGCGACAGGCCGTGTGCCGTCTTGCCGTCTGCGGCCAGCGCGCGATACAGCACGTTCTTGCGCAGGCCCAGCAGGCGCTTGCCACTGGGCAGGACCTTGACCAGGCCTGACAGGACCGGCGACATCTCGACCATCTTGCGCGCCAGCTCGAACACGACGGCCGCCTGCTCCTTCGACTGAGCCCCGCTGACGATCTGCGAGTTCTGGACCGCCTCGGGCCCGCACAGGTGCGCCAGCAGGATCGATGCGATCAGCGCCGTCTTGCCATTCTTCCGCGCGATCGACAGGTAGGCGCTGTGCGTGCCGTGCGGGTTGTCATAGATCTCGAGGATGAACTTGCGCTGGAACGGCTCCAGCTGGATCGGCTGGCCGATGTGGTCGCCTTCCGGCGCCACGCAATACCGCTCGATGAACGCACAGACCTTCTCCCCGCGCGTCAGCGGCTTCTTGAGGCAGTACTTGTCGTCGGTGTCGATCTGGGTGGCGGCCTTTGCAGACCGCTTCGTCATGCCAGCAGTCCGTCGTCTTCTTCCTCGACCTGCTGGCGTGCCTTGCGCGCGCCGCGCTCCATCTGCCGCTTGCCCAGTTCGTCCCGCGTATCGCCGGCGACCCGCCCACCCATGCGCAGCGTGCGCATCAATGCCATCTCGCGGCGCGCCAGTTGCTCGAGCACCGTGGTGCGCGGGTTCATTACCTGAGTGCCGCGCTCATTCGGAATGACCCGCCCTTCGGTGCGAAGCGCGGCGTCTTCCTCGGCGATGTCGGCCTGGCACTGCGCCAGCTGCGCAGCGACGACCAGGTCGACCTCGAGCCATTCGTCTCGCGCACGCGCGCGCACAACGCCGATCCAGAAGGGCTTCGCCGACTCGGTCAGCGTCACCCAGGCCGGGACTTCGATATCCGGTTTGGCCGCGTCGAGCATGGCCTTGACTGCGCTCGCCGCCGAGTCCGCGCGCGCCCGCCGGGCCCGCGGCTTGGCTGGCGCCTTGGGTTTCGGGGCATCGACCACGACCTCGACGGCGCTGGCCGCCGGGGCCGGGCTGGCGCGCTTCGTGCGCGGCTTTGCCGGGGCTTTGGGCTTGGTCGTGGTGGTCATTTTGGTCGGCGTTTTGTGGGTTAGCGTTAAATTTGAGCTGCATGGCCGGTTTCCGGGGACCCCCGCCCGGACTTTTTACCCCCCCTGGGTACGGGTCAGCCGCGGGCCACGCGCTTCCATCGAGCCGTCCGGCGTCGCGTCGAGTCGACCGGCTCCTCGACCGGCCAGCCATCCGCGCCAGTCACGACCTTCGGGGTGTAGCCCAGATCCTCGTTTGTCTTGGCCTCGTGGCATTCTGGGTGCAGGATCTGCATGTTCGCGTCGTCGTTCGTGCCATCGTTGGCCAAGGCCACCTTGTGGTCGAGCTCGAAGCCCGAGGGGAACGTGGTGACGCGGCCGCAGCGTGCGCACACGCCCTGGTCGCGCAGCCAGACCCGCTCGCGCTGGCGCTGCAGCGCGCGGCCGCGCAGGCGCTCAACGCTCATGCCTTGATCCCTAGCGCGGCGCGCACCAGGTCAGGCAGCGACTGCGACGGAAGGCCATATCCATTCGCGCACAGTAGCCTAGTGGCCTCTTCCGCATCGGCCAGGCGCTGGGACAAGCGCGCCAGTGTCACCGTGTTGGACTCCTTGGCCAGCACGACAGGGCCTGGCCCCACCACCGCACGCACCATCTCGTCGCGGTGCTTGAGGTTCAAGTCTTGCATCGCATGGCTCGCATACGGTCGATGATGGCGTCCTCGCGCAGGACCTGCGCTACGAAGCGCAGCCAGATCAGTTCGTCTTCTACGCTCATGGACACCTCGGGAATAAAAAAACCCGCGCTGGGCGGGCAACCACTGCCAAGAGAGCTTGTGACCTGGAAGTGGGGAGACACTGGCAGAAAGCAAAAAGCCCCGCGTCATCGCTGATCGCAGGGCTTTTCGGTTTGTCCGGACGTGCGAAGGGCTCCCACTGGGAACCCACTTCTGTCCGATCGGAAAATGTTTACGGGAGGAATGTACTGCTGAGATTGCAGACAGTCAAGAAGTTTCGGTCAGGAACGTTGTTTACCGACCTCGGCGGCGACGCGCATGACGGCACGGCGGGCGGAGGCTGTCGGGTCTGAACCGACTGGCTCCCCCGCAAACCCTTCCGCACACCTTGCAACCGCCATCTCTTCGTCGACCGACACCTGCATCTTCATCCTCACCTGAAGCTCGAACGTGTCGCCGCTGAACTGCAGCGGGTTCCAGGCGTGCACGATCGAGCCGTCCTCGAAGTGGAGGTTGCCGTAGCCCTCGCCGTCGACCTCCTCGAACCGGGCGCCGAGTGCGCGCGCAGCCAGCTCGAGCAGCTCTCGGTCGGCTGCCGGAATGTCCTTGCGCGGCGGCGCCGGCAGCTCGTCCACGGTGTCGTCGTCCAGGTTCATCCCATTCGCTCCATGTTCTTGTTGACCACGGATTCTATCGCAGCCTGGGCTTGGGCCAGCCGCTGCTCGTATTCGCGGGTCGGGAAGCCGCAGGCGCCGGCCACGCCCCAGGGTTTTGCGCACACGATGTAGGTCCAGTGCAGGACCCAGCGGTAGGCCTCGTCGATCTTGGCCAGGCCGGAATTGATCCGCTCGGCGTCGGGCACGTCGATGCGGTCGTTGACGGGGGCGGGCGGGTGCAACTCGCCGACAGCGTGCCGGCGCATGCTCTCGCAGATCACGCCCGTCATGCAGTCGGCGCCGCCACCGCCGCGCCTGTTGTCCATATTGGCCCACATGCCCCAGTTCTCCAAGCGGCGGCCGATGCTTCGACGCTCCTCCTGGCGTGCCGGCGGTTGCTGGATCGGCTCAGGCGCGAACGCCACTTCCTGAAAGTCGTCGACGCGCCTGGCCGGCGCACCCTGAGGTCGCCACCCCAAAGTGATTGTTGCGCGGCGCTCGGTCAAGGTGCGACCTCCTCCATATCCACCGGCAGCGCGCTGGCCGGCGCCGTCGACGGCAGCACGCGCTGCACGCCGAGCTTGATCATGGCCGCTATCCGGAAGCCAAAGGTGAATCCTCCCAAGAAGCCGACGGCGAGGCAGGCGAGACAGGTAAGTGCGGTCATGGTTCAGGTCTCCTTAATATAGGTTTCGTGCACGGCGGGCGCGCGGCGCTGTACCGCGACGTACTGCCGGCGCGCCGAAAGGTGCTGGCGGTCGAGGCGAAACGACACGCACGGGCGGCCGTCCCAGTTCACATGCTGCAGTTCCTTGCCCTGCTCGGCGACCAGGCACAGACCCTGGCCGGCGGCGGCCTTCTCCGGGGCGGCCAGCTTGACGGTGAACTCGTCGCAGAGGCCGCAGATTTCGTCTGGGTTGCAGCGGTGCATAGTTAATATCCGATGACTGTTGATAATCTGAACCTGTTGGATTTACGGGGTTTCCGCCAAGTCCCGCGCCACTTTCGCGCCACCGAATCCCACTTTCTCACCGATCACGTCGGATGCTCGGGCGGCCGTCTCGAGGTTCTTCTCCAGGTAGCCCATCGTGGTCGCATGGCTCTTGTGACGCATCACGCGCTGGATCGTCTGGATCGGCACGCCCTCCTCCGACAGCAGCGTGGCGAACGTGCCGCGCAGGCGGTGCGGGGTGATGCCCTTGATCGAGCACGCGGTGTTCGCCTGGCGCAGCACCTGGCGCGTGAACCCGGCGCGGAACGCTTCACCGCTGGGCTTGACCACCACCAGTCCCTCGACCTGGCGCATCGGTGCGAGGTAGTCACGCAGCCACCGGGCCATCGGTACCGGCTCGGCCTCCCGCCCCTTCGTGATGCCGGGCGTGTAGGTCAGGCGCTCCCAGTCGAACCACTCCCAGCGCGCGGTCAGGGTCTCGCTCTCGCGCAGGCCCAGGCCGAACATCAGGCGCACGGCGGTGGCCTTGGCCGGCGCCCGCTTCGTCGCCTCGTCGATCGCGTCGAACCAGGTGCGGGCAACGTCGACCGGAAGGAACGGGCGCGGCTTCTTCTGCACCTTCAGCATCTTCACGCGCCAGGGCGACGCCGCCAGGATCTCGCGCTTGACGGCCCACATGGTGAGCAGCTTCAGGATCCGCAGCCAGTGGTTCGCGCTGGACGGCGCATGCGTCTGCAGGTGCTCGCCGCGCGCCAGCTCGACGTCCTTGGTGGTGATCTCGCCGATCGTCTTGGCGCCCAGGTCGTACATGTGCAGGCGCCGGAAGGTCTCGACGCTGCGGATATGTGCGGCGCTCGCCACCGGCCTGTGGACAACTACCCACATGCCGGCCAGCTCGTCGAGCGTCGGCACCGGCTGGCCACCGTTGGCGCGCACCACGGCGGCGGCGTACTCGCGGTCGGCAATTTCCTCGGCCCGGCCCTTGCTGGACAGCCGGGTGCTGCGCTGCACGCGCTCGCCGGCGACCTGGAAGCGGAAGTGCCAGATCCGGCCCTTCTTGAACAGGGTTGCGCTCATCCGTCGAACCTCATCGGGCTCCGCCCTTTCGTTGATGCCGCCGGCGGCGTGCCGGACCAGTCCGAGAAGCTGCAGGTGGCGCCGTCGAAGCGCAGCAGCACGTCGCCCAGCGGGCCGCCGCGGTGCTTGCGAACCAGGACCTCGGCGAAGCCGCGCAGTTCCGGGTTCTCCGGGTCGTACATCTCGGGGCGATGCACCAGCATCACGATGTCGGCGTCCTGCTCGATCTCGCCGGAATCGCGCAGGTCGGACAGCACCGGGCGCTTGTCCGGACGCTCCTCGACCTTCCGGTTCAGCTGGGCCAACGCCACCACGGCGACGCCCAGCTCCTTGGCCAGCGCCTTCAGGCCGCGCGAGTACGAACCGATCTGTTCGTGACGCTTCTCGCCGTCGCCGCCAGTCATGAGGCCCAGGTAGTCGACGATGATCATGTGCAGGCCGTGCTTGCGCTTCCATGCCTTGGCCTTCATGCGCAGCTCGAGCAGGGAGATCGCCGGAGTGTCGTCGATCGCGAAGCGCAGGGCGTCCAGCTTGATGCAGCCGGTGGTGACGCCGGCCCAGGCGGCTTCGTCTTCGGACGGGATCTGCCCCATGATCTTGGCCAGCGCCACCTGGCCGCGGTTCGCCAGCGCGCGCCCGGCGATTTCCTGGCTTTCCATCTCCATGCTGAAATTCAGGACGCTGTGGTCGGCGGCGACGTTCAGGCCGAAGTCGCTGGTGAGGGCAGTCTTGCCCATCGAGGGGCGACCGGCCACGACGATCAGGTTGCCTGGTCGCGCTCCGCCGTTCAGCAGCCGATCCAGTCCCGGGATCCCGAACGGGATGACGTTCAACATGCCCTCGGCGCGCTTGCTGACGCCGTCGATGAAGTCGACCAGGATGTCGCGGATCATCTTCGGCTCGTTGCGCACGCGCCGCTCGGCCAGCGAGGTGACCATCGTCTGCATCGCGTCCAGCACCTGGTCGGCGCTCTTGCCCTTCGGGTTCGCGGCCAGGCCGGCGATCGAGTCCGCGACGTGCACGGTTGCGCGCAGCAGCGCACGGTCGACCACGATGCCGGCGTAGTGGTCGATGGCGGCCGCGCTCGGTACGGTCTGCGCCAGCTGGTTCAGGTATTCGCCGATGCCGTCGACCACGGTGCCGCCGCGGCCCTCCAGCGCCGCCCAGACGGTCATCACGTCGGCCGGCTCGCCACGCCCGATCATGCGCACGATTTCCGCGAACACGATGCGGTGGTCCTCGCGGTAGAAGTGCTTCGCCTGCAGGTCGCCGATCCGGTCGAAGCTGTCGTTGAAGCGCAGCAGCGCGCCAAGGACGGCCTGCTCAGCCTGGATCGAGTGTGGTGCGACGCTATCCGCACCGTGCTGTTTCGTCATGGTTTCCTCGTGAATTTGCCGCCGATCGCGTCGGCGTAGCCCTGGCGGCCGATGAGGCGGTCGAAGCCGATCATCGGCGGCAGGTCGTTGTCGTCGCGTAGCCAGGTGAAGTAGCGGCGCGCCAGGTCGGGCTTGTAGGAGAACGTCAGGAATTCGGTGACCAGTGCCTCGCGCGCCGGCACGAAGATCGCGAGCGAGATCTCGCCCAGCTGCTGGCCCAGCACCTCGTTGAAGGTGCCGATCACCTCTCGCACGGCTGGCGAGTACTCGACCGCAATGACGTCCAGCCATCCCTGGGCGTTCAGCCAGGTGGCGGGATGGGGGATGAACTGCGGATTGCTCCACTCGCCCGATTTCATGGCCCGCTCCAGGCCGGCAAGGATTGCCTGCAGGAGCTGCTCGTCGGGATTGAGCGAAGCGAACGCCTTCTCGGCCTGCTTGCGCGACTTCTTCCTCGGGTAGGTAGCGTAGAAGCGCTCGAAGCGTTCCAGCACGTCGGCAGCGAGACCCGTCATGGCCCGGCCTTTGCGGCCTGCTGGGGTATCGCCGGTGCTGGGTTGACCCGTCATGGCCTGGCCTTGCTGGCCTGCTGGGGTCTCGCCGATCGTATCGCGTTCCGCTTGCGGAGCGCAAGATTTTTTATTTTGGTGGTTTTCTTTTGAGGTTTTCTTTTGTGTGTCCCGATTTGGGACTAGCACCTGTCCCGATTCGGGACTACCCCCTGTCCCGATTTGGGACATGTCCTGATTCGGGACTAGTCCTGATTCGGGACTATCAGAACCGATAGGGTCGGAACCGGCCGTCAGCATCTTCAGCTGGTTCGCGCCGATCCACTTGCGGTGGTCCTTCTGGATGCCGATGACCATGCCGAACCGGCCGGCACGCTTCGTGATGACGTTGCGGGAGGCGAGCACGTTGAGCGTCGACGTGACGTGCTGGCGCGCGACGCCGCACAGCGCACCGATCTGGGCGGCCGACATGTCGTCTTCCTTCTTCGCGTAGCCGTAGGTCTTACGGATGACGGTGAGGATGACCGACTGCTCCCGATGCGAGAAGCCGCCGCCCAGGATCGCTTCGAGCAGCTCGTTCGCGATCATGGTGAAGCCGTTCTCGACCTGCGGTGTCGTCATGCAGCAGCCTGCCCCAGGTTCCCGCTTTCACGGGAATGCTCGGCATGCCACTCCTGCATGCACAGATCCCACTCGTGCTGCCAGGTCGCGATCACTGCGGTGCAGAACCAGTTGAAGCCGTGGTCGTCGCGGCCCGCACCGCGGTTGAACGCGGCCCGAGCCTTCTCGCGGATCATGGCGCGGGAGATGATCGATTGATCCATCAGCGCGCCCTCTCTTCGTCGAGGACGACAGCAAGGGTGCGCAACTCGTTCCGCGCCGCCTTCTTCTTCTGGTCGTCTCCCTTGTTACCGATGCGCGCCTTATCGGCGTCCAGCCAGCGGTAGGCCTGGCCAGCGATTCTTTCGCAATTTGGGGTCTTCTTCGACCCCTTCGTCTGTTCGTCCTGCATCTCGTTCCCTTTTAATCGTTCATCGCCCAGCTGAGGGCGCGCATCTTGAAATCGCCCTTAAAGGCGCTTGCGCATACCGCCCTTTGCCATCGAGGCGCGGCTCGGCAGGCGCTGAATATGGCCATGGCCGGGCCATTCAGCTTTGCGCGCAGGGAAGCTACGATTGCCTCCGTCACGGTCGATCTTTTCCAGCATGGCGGCCCGGATGAACGGCGCCACTTGGCTGCCGATGCGCGCGCAGTGCTTGCGGATCGTGTTGTCTTCGACCTGGTTGACCGGAACCTTCAGAGGCGGCAGATCGCGGATCAGACTTGCGGCGGTGATGATGCTCATGTGTTTCTCCTATGTTCGTAATGCAGGATGGGTGGTACTGCCGGGTACTTCGGTGCAATCGCTCAAGGGCAACTGCTTCGGTGCAACTTTTTAGACACGAAAAAACCGCAGGGTTACTGCGGCTGGGATTCGGGGACGGTGGGCGTCTTGAAGACGTCGGGACGCGCAAGCTCCAGGAACTTCAGGCGCGCTTTCGGAATGCCGTTGTGCTGCCATTGCGACACCGCCTGAGTAGTGATCTCGCACAGCTCGGCAGTTTTCGTTGGCCCGCCCAGGCGCTGAATGATTTCGGAAGCGTTCATTTCAATCCTCAAGTTGACTTTAGTTTTGATCGTAAGCTGTCTTTGGATATAAGTCAAGCCAGCTTGAGAACTGGTTTGTTAAGCTACCTTTATGAATTTATTGTCAGAAAGACTCCTCTGGGCGATGCAGAAGGAGCAAAAGCGTCGGAATGGGAAGCGGGTCAGCAAAGCAGAGCTGGCTCGCGCAGCTGGCGTGTCCGATACCGCGGCAGGCAACTGGCTCAAGGGTGACCATGGCATTGATGCGCCTAAGGCGCGTGCCCTCGCCGCTTATTTGAAGGTTGATGCGCTATGGCTGGAGACTGGTGAGGGAAGTCCCGAACTCGAGGCGGCGCGCCCCGTGATTGAGAGCGACGTCGAAGACGCGCCGGCAATCGCGCGCAAGCCGCAGCTCATCCCTGTGGTAGGCCGCGTCCAGGCCGGAGATGACGGACTGCTGCACATCGATGACTTCAGCGCTGATCATCCGGATGGTTACCTATCGTGGTTTGCCACCTGCGCGGATGCGTATGCCCTGCGCATTCGCGGCGAAAGCATGAGTCCTCGGTATCTGCCAGGGGAATTTGTCGGCGTCGATCCTTGTGGCCAGCCGCAGCCCAGCGACGAGGTGATTGTGCTTCTGAAAGATGGGCGCCGGATGATCAAGCGTCTGCTCTGGATCCGGGACGATCAAGCCTGTTTCGAGTCCGTGAACAAGGACCACCCCAACATCATCATCGATTGCGAGGACATCGACCGAATGCACCTGGTGCTGGGGCACATCCCGAAAATCGCCTTCAGGTCGATCGAATGAACGAAAGTGGTCAGCATCTGACGGAAGTGCGCAGGGTGGTGCTGAGGCTGAGGGCCGGTATGTCCGGCTTCGATACCGAGCCGGACATGACGGTGCTCGAGCCGATTACGATCCCGACCTCGGCAATCGTCCTGGCGAAGGCGAATCCGGCCGCCTTGCTGGGGCTGCGCGTGCGCGACCGCGGCATGGAGCCGCTTTTCTTCGAGGACGACTGGATCGTGATCGATACGGCCGATAAGGTCCGGCGCAATGGCGAAGTGTTTGCGGTGAATTGGAACGGTGAAGCCTGCGTAAACCAGCTGGTGAACCGAGGCGGTCAATGGTACTTAAGTTCGATTAACCCCGAGTTCGGTCCCGTGAACATAAAGAGTGGCCAGTGCAGTATTGTTGGGCGAGTTTTTTATCAACTTGGACGGGTTATTACAGCAAGACTGTAAAGCGCCAAGTTACGCTGCAGAGCCGATTTCGCATCACAATGGAAAAGCCATGCCGGCCACGAGCCGGCTTTTTTACGCCCTGACGCTAGCCGGCGCATCGAGCTGCTCGACACAGGCAGCGCATTACCCTTCGAATCAAGCCAACTTGAATTTTCTTCTAAAGACTACTTGACCTTAAACTCAAGTTAGCTTTAGTATCTCTCCATCGCAGCGAGCTCAGCACCCGCCGAGCCGCGAACTGGAGAGCACGATGAAACCCTTCCTGATTACCGCAAGAACCGCCACTGTTTGCCTGACCTTCAGCGCACTGGCCGCGTCGAGCATTGAAGCCGCCATCCTGACGGCCGAGTTGCTGGGCGACCAGCCGTGCGGTATCACCGTGGTCGCCGGGGTGCGCTAATGACCGCCGCCATCGAGCAGGTTGAGCGTGTGATGATCGCGCTGGCCAAGGACGCAACCAAGGGCCACCCGGACAATGTCGAGCAGCGCGCGATGGCGTTCGTGGCCATGCTGTGCGGCGCGCTGGAAGTTCTCAGCGCCCCAGGCGCTGCCGCCGAAATTCGGACCATGGTTGGCGTACGTCGGCCCGCTGGCGGAGCCTGACATGGTCCATGCCGAACCCGATCGCGCCGCGCTCGAGGTAGCTCACCGCCTGCTGCGCGTGACCGTCCCTCTCGATGCGATGCTCGAACACCCCACCTTCCAGATCGTCTTGCGCGCCGTCGCCCGCCGGCACATGCGCCGCCGCGCCCAAGTCGACCTGAAGAAGCGCCAAGCAAACGACTACGACGAATAACCGCACCAGGAAGCGAATCATGTCCACCAACTCCAAGCCCGCCGGGCGTTATGACGGCAACCGCAACCTTTCGCCAGACCAGATGGCCATCCAGCGCGATGAGCGTCTCGATCAGCTGCTCGCCCTGCTCGCCGAGCGCCGCATGACGGGCCCGGATATCGCCGAAGCGCTGGGCGTCAGCCGCCCTACCGCGCACGAATACCTGCGCCGGCTACAAGCCGCTGGCGAAGTACGCCCCACACAGGAGCGCGACAGGCGCGGCCGCCAGCTGTGGATGGTCACCAGCGAACAGGAGTTCGCCAGCCCGGCCAAGATCGTCCCGGCGCGCCAGGTCGGCATGTGGCGCGATGCCCTGGTGGCGGCGCTGTTCGGTCCACCCACCCCCCTGCTCGCTTTCCAGCACCACGATTAACCACCGCCCGCCCGGGCACCCACCAACCCACGAGGACCACTCTATGTTCACCACCCTGCATGAGCTCGCGAAGAAGGCGACGCTGATGATCACGGTCGCCGCCGAGGGCGACGGCCAGTTGCGCGTCAACGTGACGCCGATGCCGTTCGACACCAAGGCGAAGTCCAACCTGCCCCAGCCGCTGTCGCTGCTGGCCACGCCCACCGAGTTCGATGCCGACTTCATCGCTGCGCTGTCTACCTGGCAGGCGCCGAAGCGCTCGCTGGTGCAGCAGGCCCAGGATGCTGTCGGCGGCACCTCGAAGGCTGCTGCCGCGCCTGCCCTGCCTGCACCGAAGGCCGACACGAAGAACGAGGCCAAGACCGAAAAATCCAGCCGCAAGGCGCGCGCTGGGAAGGGCGGCGAAGACGACAAGAAGGTTGATGCCGTGCCCGGTGCCGCCGCTGCAGCTGGCGAAGCCGTTGCCGGCGCTGACCAGGTCATGGCAGACACCGCGGGCGCGAACGCCAGCGATCAGCTGCCCGATAGCGTTCCCGGTGACGGCTCAGATGCTGAAGCAGATGCGAACGCTGCGGCCGACGAGCAGGTGGACGATGCCAACGCCAGCGCCCTGGCCGCCGGCCAGGAAGCCTCGGCGATGCAGCCGGCCACCGCCGACGAGCCGGCGGACAAGTTCACCCTTGAGCTGTTCTAAGCGGAGGACGACATGGAAATCGAAAAACTCGTCCGCGAATTCAAATACAACGGCGTGGCCCTGGCCGACCCGGGCGCGATGCTCAGCCTGCCCCAGGTGCGTGACTTCTACGCCAACGTCTATCCGGAGATCACCAGCGCCGACATCGAGGGCCCGCAGCAGGTCGGCAACAAGCAGATCTATACCTTCCGCCGCGCCGTCGGCACGAAGGGCGCCCGCGCAAGCGAGGCCGCGCTGCAGCGCCTGCGCGCCGGCGGGCGCCTGGGCCCCGACGAGCGCCCGGCGAACGTCATCACCGAGAAGCAGGCGCGGGACCCGCTGGCCCAGCGACTGGCCAGCATCATCGACCAGCACCAGCGCTCGCGCAGCCAGCGCTGCCTCGCCCCGGCCGTGAACCAGGTGGTGCTGCCGTGACCGCCATGCTGCCCGCCGCCGTCCTGGCCCTGCCCGCGCTCGCGGCGGAGATCCCGGCGAGGTACACCATCCCCGGCGCCGATGCGCTCACGGTGCCGCTGACGATCGCCCTGCTCGAGGCCGGCGTGATCACCGACGCGATGCTGCGCGCGCCGCGCAATGCGCTGCTGGTGGACGTGTTCGGCGAGCAGGAGAAGCAGCTGTCGGCGCGCGCGCTGTCGCACTGGTGGACGCGCCTCATCCGCGAGACGCCGTGCAAATTCTTCCGCTGGAGCCTGCACGTGCAGCAGCTGGAAAGCCCGGTGGCCGGCTACGACCAGCCGAACACGGCATGGTTCTGCTTCACCAGGATGAACGGCGACATCCCGCGCTTCGCGCTTGCGCCAGGCATCGAGCGGCTGGAGCGCATCCGTGAAGGGTTCGGCCAGACGGTCCTGGCCGTGCTGCGCGACGCCACGCTGCTTCTGCCGGACTCGTTCACGCCGTGGCAGGCGCTGGGCTATGCCGAATATCTGTACTGGGGCGATTCCGTCAACGATGCCGACCTGCTCGAAGACCGGCGCGAGATGGGCGACTACAAGACGGTGGCGGAGCTGCTCGAGCATGAGCACATCGTGACCCGGGCCATGTTCTACGCCGAACTGCCGGAATGGGTCTGTCTTCCGCGGCGCGTCCTGTCCCGTGAAGAAATCACGGCCGCCGCCGGCGGCGATCTCTTCGCGCGCCAGGTGATCGACCGTTGTGACGCTCTTCATGCCCTGGTCAGCCGGCCGGACTTTGTCCTCCGCCCGCAGCACAAGGGGGTGTACCGGTGCGGAGAGGACTCCTACGACGCCTCGATGGTGCTGCTGTGGAAGCAGTACGACGTCATCGGCCAGACGATCGACGACTACCTCGAGGATCTCGGCAACAGCGGAAACGGCGTCGAGATGATCGATGCCAACCCGGTGCCGATGACGGCTGACGGCGTACGCGAGTTCATGACCCTGACCGAACAGACGCTGCAGGTCGCGGTACAGACCGAAAAGCTGGTCCTGCTGCTGGGAGAGAAATTTTGAGCCTGCATCCTGTAAATATCGTCACCTCGGGTGAGCGGGTGCTGAACCTGGTCGGCGCCGTGCTGATGTACCAGTCGGACCGCGGCGACGTGTACGCGACCTCGCACCCGGCCGTGCCGGACGCCCAGCACCCGGGTCGCAAGGTGATCGGTGCGGGCGTGCCGCTGTCGAAGGGCGCGCTGGCCAAGTTCGCCGACGCGGTCGGTGCGGCGACGGCGTTCTCGGGCTTCCTGCCGGAAAACCTGCTGTTCAGCTCGCCGAACCTGATCGCGTGGTGGACGCCGGCGCAGGTGCGCATGACCTGGTTCAAGCCGGCAGGTACCGGCAAGCTCGAGGGCGCAGGCCTGGCGGCGCACCCGGCCTTGGTGTTCGTCGCGACGCCGAACGACTGGTTCGTGTTCGCCCTGGCCGAGAGCAAGCGCCCGACGCCGTCAACAAGCCTGCGCCACTCCCCGCACTTCAACGTCTGGGACGGCGGCAGGATCTGCACCGGCAACGTCGAGCTGCCGCCGACCTTCGGCGCCGAAGTTATCCACAGCTACGAGAACGCGTTCTTCCGTAGCCACTTCACCCACCCGAACCGCAGCAACGCAGTGAAGCACAAGGGAGGCATGGAACAGCTCTGGCGCGACCAGCTGGCCGGCCCCGACATGGAGAAGATGCGCCGCGCGCTCGTCGACTCGAAAGAAACCCTGCAGGAAGCGATCGCCCGCATCGCCGCCCGCACCACCATCTAATTAGAAGAGGACACCATGCACCAGCAAGAGATCACCGCCAAGTTCGACGAGCTGCTCGACATCACCCGCGGATCGTTCGCATCCTTCATCCAGACCGCCTCGGCCGTGCTGCGCGAGCAGCGCCCGCTGCCGCTGGCCGTCGACGAGGAAACCGTGACGCCCGAGCAGCTACAGATGGACATGGCGCTGCTGGCCGCCGCGCCGGTCGCCGCCGTGCCGCGCCACGCGCCGTTCCACCCGTTGCAGGAGAACGGCCACCGCTTCCTGCTGGCCCAGGGCGGCCTGTTCCTCGAGGTGCGCCGGCCGTGGCTCCATTACATCCACCAGCTGGCCAAGCAAGAAACCGTCGCGATGCCGTACGGCGAGATCCAGGGCAAGTGCGAGCTGGCCTTCGGCTCGATCGGCAGCGCACTGGCGCAGCTGAAGGAATTCGCGGCGAAGGCGACGACGGACGCGCCCCTCGAGGCGGCGGCAAGCCTGCTGTGGGATCACCAGCAGAAGACCTGGCGGATCGCGTATCCGGACATCATCGGCGAAGCCAGCGCCAGCAGGATCCAGTACCACCAGGTCGAGCCCGGGCCCGACGAGAGCCTGGCGATCGACCTGCACAGCCACGGCCACCTCGGCGCATTCTTCAGCGCAACCGACGACGAGGACGACCGCGGCGCGGTGAAGATCTCCGCCGTGTTCGGCAACCTGGACACGAACGCGCCGACCGTGGCCTTCCGCCTGTGCGTGCTCGGGCTGTACATCCCGATCAACGTGCCGGCCTCGAAGATCTTCGGGTGATCGCATGCCGCACATCACGCCACCCTCCATGCTGAGCCACCAGGTGCGCATCGCCCTGATCGGCTGCGGCGGCAACGGCTCGCAGATGCTGACCGGCCTGGCCCGGCTGAACCACGCCATCACGGCGCTGGGCCACCCGGGCCTGCACGTCAAGGTCTACGACCCGGACACGGTCAGCGAGGCGAACATGGGGCGCCAGATGTTCGGCGCCTTCGACGTCGGCGCCAGCAAGGCGCACGTGCTGGTCAACCGGATCAACGCCTTCTTCGGCCTGGGCTGGGAAGCGGTGCACGGCCGCTATGACGACCAGGGCTGGGAGCGCCAGTTCGGCATGGCGATCGCCTGCGTCGACAGCGCGCGGGCCCGGCACGAGATCCACCACAGGGTGCGCCGCAATGGCGTGCACTACCTGATGGACCTCGGGAACCGCGCGGCCGATGGCCAGGTGCTGCTGGGCGAACTGTTCGAGGGGCGCGCAGGCCTCTCGGCGCCGAAGGAAAGCGTGCTGCTGCCGAGCCCGTACGACGTGCTGCCCGAGCTGGTCGACCTGAAGGCGAAGGAGGACGACACGCCCAGCTGCGGTCTGGCCGAGGCGCTGGAGCGCCAGGAACTGTTCGTCAACCAGTCGATCGTGACGCCGGCGCTGTCGATCCTGTGGGAGTTCTTCCGCCACGGGAAGCTGACCTGGCACGGCGCCTTCGTGAACCTGCGCACCGGCAGCATGCGCCCGCTGAACGTGCGTGACCCGGCCCCGGCGCCGGCGGCGCCCGCTACGGCCGACAACAAGCAGGAATTGGAAGGAGCCACCGCGTGAACGAAAACAAAAACCAGCGCCGCGACGACCGGCGCCCGAGCGCGCCGCTCGCCTGGGAAGATGCAGCACAGACCAGCACCACCATGCACGTCGACCGCGATACCGTCCAGGCCGCGCCGATCAGGGCGTGGCGCGAACGCCTTGGCCTGCCCGCCGACTTCCCGCTGCACGTGCCCAGCAATGTCGAATGGGCCATGGAAGCCGAGATCGCCGAGCTGCGCGCCCAGTTCGTGCCGCCGGCTGCCAAGCTGGTGCGTATCGGCGGCCTGATGGCGAACGTCATGTACAACCTGGCGCAGCAGGCCGGCAAGCCGCTGGGCGCGCACGACTGCGAAATCATGGACAGCCTGCGCAAGGCCTGGGACCAGGCCCGAGCGGCCTCGCCTGTGGACAACCGGCAGCAAAAAGAAACGTAGCAATACCGTATTAAGGAGAGAAACAATGGATACCCCTCGCCGCTTCCTGCGCCTTCCAGCCGTCATCGAACGTGTCGGCAAGTCCCGCACTGCCATCTACCGCGACATCCAGGGCGGCCTGTTCCCGGCGCCCGTGCGGATCGGCGCGCGCGCCGTCGCCTGGGACTCGACCGAAATCGACCGCTGGCAGCAGGCCCAGCTCAACGCCCACCAGGCCGGGCCCGGCCCGCGTAACTGA